ATGATGACGATTGATTACGTTCAGGTTCTCGCGGTTGTCGTGTGCTTCCTTGCTTTAATCGTCACGTTTAAGCAGGTAGATTTGCAGATTCGGATTAATAATCTGTTCAACCTGCAATTAAAGGCAAACAAAGAGAAAAAGAAAGAGCAACTGGAACAAAAAAAAGAGACTCCGACTGACGATCGGAATCCCCATTAAAGGCTTGGGGCAAAGAATACAACTGGTGAGTATCCTCTTTGCCCTCTTTCATTATACAAGAAAATGTCTATGCAAAGGAGATACGTACGAAATGATAGAAGCAGCATTAATCGGAGCAGCTGTCTTATTGATCGGAGTCATTATCGGACAGATCGGTTTGTCTCAAAGATTAAGAAAAGGCGCAAGAGTCAACGAAAACCGTTAAGCAATCATTTGGACTTCATATATATGACCGAGGGGGAATAGTGCCTTGATCAGCACAGATGTTTTCATGGAAGCAGTATGCGAGGTGTGTCCGGCAACGTGCTGGGGAAAGAAATCACATTGCCAGGTTCATGATAAGCACGTAGGAAAAATCGATTCTTGCCCGGAGTGGGACAAGTACATGCGAGATCAAGAGGCAAAGGGGCAGAAAAAGACAGTATCCGCTAGAAAAGAAGGCTTCGTCCGGCTGAGTGAGCAAGCACCCATCGTAGATTTTCTACAAAAGGCCGAAGAAGAAATTCGCGACTACAATTATATGCAAATCGAGATCGTGCGCATCCAGCGGTTTTTGCGTGAAGCAGGGGAAGGAATGGTCGCACAGTACGGACTGGATGCAGGGATGCCGAAAGGAAAAGGCAGCAATGGAGATAAGACGCACGCAGAGGTTGCACGCCGGGAGCGGAAATGGAAGAGGCTGCAAAATCTGCAGGATAAAATCGAGCGGATCAACCAAGCGGTCGAGACGATTCCGGGGGAGCAGGAACGCTTGATAGTCGAAGCTTTGCTGGATGGCGATAAGAACAATCTGATTGCTAAAGAAATCGGCGTGTCCCGACAGCGGTATTATGAAATCAAGCGCAGTGCCGTGATGAAGATGGCATGGGCGATGTATGGCGATCAGGCTCTGCAGACTGGATAATGAAAAACAGAAACTGGCTTACTAAACGAGAAGCTGTCTGATAAAGACAGCTTCTTTTCATTTTCACAAGCATGTTGAATCTGACAAAGGTTGACACTTCCTGACACATCGGGTCATTTTCCCAGTTTTTCCTCCAGTTCGGTTATACTTGAGTCAAGCGAAACAAGTAAGAGAGATAAGAGCCATCCGATGAAGCTGTCGGGTGGCTTTTTATGTACGCCGACGACTCAAATGTTCGGCGAGCGGGGAAAACGGCGATTGGCGCCACATGATGGCGAGTTCAAAGCTATAGGCTACTCGCTCCCTGCTCGGCGGGCATTTGCCGTGAATGCCTTGCCAAATGAAGTGAAATAGTGGGGGGAAGAGTCATGTGACGAAGACAGAAGAGATATCGCAAGTATGGGAGGTGAAGCTGGATGGATCGTGAGCTAGCCGTTCTCATTGAACTGGTGAATGAAGCGTATCCAAAGCTCGCTACAGTTGTAAACGTGGACGATTGGATGGCGCAGAGATTCCAACCGCCAATCGCGTTTCTGTTGACGCAAGGAGTCCGTGAAGAAGGAAGAAGCCTCACTTCCTATCAGGTGGTCTCAGAAGCAGCCATCGTCCTCCACTATCCAAAGGTAGCAGGTGTTTACCAGCCGCTTTCAGCAGAACCGCTGCGTGAGCTCCTTCGCCAAAATCAATTTAGCTATCAAGGCAAGACGTCTGGAGTGTCCATCGAGATCGACAGCTCCACCTTGCGTATTTGGCGGGATAAAAAGGACCGGACGGAAATCGCGTTTCAGTTCACCTACAACGTGGCGGTGCAGAGAGCAGTCACAGACAAAATCAACGAATTTGATGTAGAGGGGGCCCGATCATAGTGGCACGAAAAGAACAACAAGCACAGGCCCCAGAGCTTGTGCAAACCAAACAAGAGTGGATCAAGAGCGCCGCTTACCTTGGAGCCGAACGGTTCGAGGTAGCAGGTGCTCTTTTTTCTGAAGCAGATGATCAACTACTGGCAGAAGGACAAGTGAAGAGCCGACTGACCAAATACAAAGGCGGGGTGTAAGCATGACCATTCAACGTGAACGTCCGGGTGTAACGGTCGAATTAATCGCAAAAGCAAAAGAACGTGTAGTACCGAAGAGCGGAGTCGTACTGGTGCCGTATCAAGCAGAGTGGGGCGCGCCAGATGAGCTGGTGAAGCTGGGTAGCTTTGAGGAGCGACTTGCTCAGACATTTGGCAAGGTCGATACCGTGGAGCTGGCAGCAGAAGGCGGCGCGACGATTCTCGCGTACCGCATGACGAATGGCACGGCCACAAAAGCAGCGTATGAGCAAGCCGATGCGATCAGAGTCGAGGCTCTGTATCCAGGCTTGGTGGGTAACGAGCTGAAGGTTGCCATCACTTCCTCAACGTCCGAGCCAGGCAAAAAAGAACTCCAAGTAACAGGCCCTCTGCAAACCGAGAAGTTTTCGTTTGCGGATGCGAATGAGCTGGTAGCGAAAACAAGCCAATCCAACTACGTGCGTGTAAAAAAGCTGGGCGAGACTGCCGTTACAATCGTGCCAGAAACAGCGCTGACAGGAGCGAAAAGTGGCACAGTAGCGCTGGCACCAGCTGACTCGACTAAGCTGTTCATGGCGGTTTCCGGTGCTGATTTTGACACGATGTATCTGCCTTTTGACGATGCGGCTGTACAAGCGGCAGCGAAGCAATTCATGAACGATCGTCGCACGCAAAACAAGAAGCTCAGCACGCTGGTGATCGGCGGCAAGGCAGCGGATGACGAGAACATGGCGAAGCACATCGAGCGTTCTGTGGCACAAAATGCCCGTTTTGTCGTGAATAGTGCCATTGCTGGTCAACACAACAACGGAAAAGTATACGGCAGCCTGGAGTGGGCCGCATGGGTAGCGGGTATGATTGCAGCAACTCCTGCGCATGAATCGCTGACAGCCGTCGTCGTTCCGTTGAAAAAAGCGCACAAGGATTGGGGCCACACCGATATTTTGAGTGCGCTCGGCTCTGGTACGCTGATCGCAACTCGCGACGGAGATGTGTACATTATCGAGAGCGCCGTCAATACGCTGGCTGTTCTGGGTACGCATGAGCGCGAGGACTACGGCAAAATCCGCGTCAGCATGACGCTGGATCAGATCGTCAACGACATTAGCCAAGTCGGCAAGAAATACAAAGGCAAGCTCGGCAACAACGATTTGGGCGGCGCAGTGTTTGTCTCTGCCGTCAACGCGTACATGACCGTCCGCGAACAGCAGGGCGCGATTGATACAGGCTGGACGTTTACGGATCAAAAGAACGGCATCGGGGATCGCCGTGGCTTCCTCTTGTCTGCGAAACCGCTTGATGCCATCGAATACTTTGACATTGACTGGGAGGTGCTGTAATTGGCTATTGCACGCGATATTAAACTGAAGAACTGCCAAATTTACGATGAAAACGGAGACCCGATCTTCGGTACCTTGGAAGGAAAAATGGTCCTCAAGGTAGAGTACGGCGATACGAATCGTCTGCAAAAAGGAAAAATCCAGACCGTCAACGACTGGCATGTAGAAGTGACGTTGAAAATTACCGCAACCAACGCTGCGTTGAAATACTACTGCGTCGATCAATTGACGCAAGGCAAAACCCCAGTCCTCCCATTCCTGATCGGCGAGACGCTGGACAAGGAAGCAGGCAACTCCGAACGCGTCCGCATTTCCAATATCGTGCTGAACCCAGACGAAATTACGCTGTGGGAAGCAAAAGCAGACGGCAACGATCACGCGACCTACGACCTGAAAGGGATGTCCATCGAAAAGCCAGACTACCTGGATGAATTGCCAACTTACACCGAATAGGAGAGTGCTTGCATATGAACAAAAACAAACTCGAGAAATTTTTGGCCAAAGCCAATGAACAAACTTCGCGAAAAGAAATCACCGTAACCATCGACGGTGACGAATGGAAGGTTCGCCAACTGAATTTGTCCGAGCTGCGCGAGTGCGAACGAATGGCTGACAAAGGCGAGAAAACGGATTGGTTCCTGTACAACGATGCCCGATTGGTGAAGGCCACTGAGCACGATTTTCCTTGGAATCAGGAAGAGCTCAAGAAAGCGTACAAGGTTGGCACCAAGTATGAGCTCGTCGAGAAAATTTTCCGCGACAATCCAGAGGGATACACCAAGCTGCTCAATGCGGTCCGTGAAGTCAATGCAACCCAGACGGAAGAAGAAGCTATTGAAGAAGCAAAAAACTAATCCGATCTGACGGCGAGGCCTGGCATATTTGCCGTGCCTTTTTAAAAGGCAGAGGCCGCCCGTCGGATCTACTCGAGTACGAAGTCGATTTGTACAAGCAGAAGCTGTTTATTTTTGCTTGTCAGATGATTGAGGCGGAGGACGAGGAAAGAGCTGGGGGGTAGGTCTCCCGGCTTTTTTCGGGTTCTGCTGGGTGTAGACATCTGGGAGGACAAGGAGGTGAAAGAATGGCAGGAACAATGATGGAAACGTTTGATTTAGTAGGTAAATATGACGGTTTCGCAAAAGGACTCCTGGGCTCACTAACTCCCATGATCGAAAAGTCTCTTGGAACAACGCTGAGTTCGGTTGCCCAAGAAGCTCAGGCGACTGAAAGAGAAAAGACGCTTTTTGAAATTGGTGGCAAAAGTAATGAGCAACTCCTGAAGGTAGAAGAGACTTCCATAACCATACGTGAACTCAATCCTGATATAAAGAAAGATCAAGCATACGTCCTCATCGCCAAAGCCGAACTTGTGCATGCAACCAATGGTTTAAAGTATGCAGAAAAAGCAGGCATGCTGAAAAACACGACGAGGTTTACGGAAGATGAAATCATGAAAATGATGAGCTCCATTGAGTTTTCTACTGGAGTTGATAGTACCGTTAGGCAGTCAAACGCCGTTCAGCATTTAAGCAACTTGGGAGGGGGAGCCGCGACCGGAAAATTTGTGGAATCCATGGCTCACTTCAACCTTCAGAATGGCAAATTGCTGAATACGCCTGAAAAAATGGCCGCTACTTTTGTCTCAATGGGAAAGCTTTTGAATGATTTTAAAACGTATGGCGCTTTACAAGAGAATGCAATGAAGATGGCAGACAGTGGTGATCTTGCCACAATCCTTGAGAAGCATTACAAGGCTCAAAATAAGAAGGATGCAAAGGCTAAGGCCGCCCAAGATATAGCAACGCTGAATCGAAGTCTCGCAACGGGGGAGAAAGAAACAATAAATATCGCCCTCGGAAAACTCCTGATGACTTTTTCTAGCATCCAGGATAAGACTTTACAACAACGTGCATTCGATACTTTGACAGGCGATGCCGGAGATGACATGGCGAAGGTTCTGCGAGAAGTAAGAGATATGACTACAGGGGATTTTGTGCCGGAACAGGGGAAAGAGAGCGAATATAAAGTCGGAAATGCAGCGGTGAATGCACATCAACTGTCTGCACAGAACGATGTTTATTTCAAACCCGGGCAGGCACAAGCGATGGCGAGAAACGAGGCCATGGAGATCGCGACTCTGTACGCAGAACAAATGTCTGGGATAAATACAGGGATTTCGAAAGCAGCTGAAGGAGTAATGGGCTCGTTTAACTCTTTGGACGAGTCGATAAAAAGTACTGCGATTTTTACCGGAGGATTACTAATCCTTGGCAGTGCTCTGTACCATATAATATCTCAACTGAGAAAAATCAAAGATCTTCGGACAACCAAAGAAAAGTTTCCTCAAGAAGCGACTGGTGGAAAAGACTGCTGCTGTTGTTGCGATGGCACACAAAGCCCTTCTTCTAAAAAGAAATCAAAGAAAAAAAGTTCTCCGGATCGCCGCCCTCCAACAGGAGAAAAATCTGCTTCGAATAGTGGTGGTCCCCAAGGACAAGCCGGGAAAACAAAAAACAATGCTCCAACAACTTCTACGGCAGGAAAAAAACAACCGGACGCTGGTGGCGGTAATTCGCAAAAAGAAGCAGAGAAAACTGACGGCAAAAACAAAAATCAAAATAGTGCGCCAACTCCCTCTTCTGCAGGAAATCAACCCGGATCAGATAGTGGCGGCAATCATGCTGAGGCTGGTAAAGCTGCCAGCAAAGGTGGCTGGAAACAATTGCTGAAAGGAGGACTCAGAAGGGTTCCTCTTCTGGGAACTTTATTAGGCGTCACAGCTATTGCAGGCTCAGCGAACAAGCTGGATACTGCAGCACAAGTAGGGGCAGAAGCACTTGGTGGCTGGGGAGGGGCAGCAGCGGGAGCGGCTACTGGAGCAGTTATTGGTTCGGTGTTACCTGGGATTGGTACAGCAATCGGGGGGATAGTTGGTGGTCTTATTGGTGGCATGGGTGGATCAGCGGCGGGTGGAGCCCTATACGATGGGATCAAGTCGTGGTGGCAGAACAAGACTCCTGCGCCATCTGCAGCTATGAAACCAGCAATTCAAGCAGGTCCTCCTGCTCCGAATCACTCGCCTGTTGGCAGCTCAACTGGGAATCCGCAGCCTGTCTCCATTGCTATTCCGCAAGTTTCGATTCCACTGCACGTACAAGGCGTACTGCAAGATATCCCGACCATGTTAAAAATGCTCAGCGATCCATCTGTCGCGCAGAGGATCAAGGACATCATCGAGCGCTCCCTGCTGGATGCAATAGAGACGAGGGGAGGGGTAACGACATGATCCGTCTACAAGGCAAATACAGGCTGACGTTTCCGGTAACTCCTGCGGAAATCCAGTTTCGCGGCTATGGCAACGACATCGAAAGCTCGACATCGATTACGTTATTGTCCGGCAATCGCATCTCTTCCAGACGTCCAAAGTCCATCTCTTTTGACTTCATCTTACCCGGAGACAGTACGGCTCCCTATGTCGAGGTGCAAGGCTACCAAGGGCCTAGACAGTGGCTTGCTGGATTGGATCGCTTAACGGGCTCTGAAGCACTTTTGACTATAGATGAGCTTGATTTGGCTTGGAATGTGCTCATTGGGCCTTGCGACGGCAAATTTCTTGGAAAAAACGTCGATTTTCACGGCTCGATTGAGCTACCGTTGTTTGTCAAAGATGAATTCATTACGTGGAGCAATCAGACGCAGCTTCTATCCCCAGGTGCGGTCATCACGAAACAGCAGCAAGCTCGTCCGAATACGAGCGGGAAGGTAGCCAAGAAGACGAAGAAGCAGCAAGCGGCCCCACGGATAGACAGTAAAAGGTTGGAAGACAGGAAAAGAGAGATTCACGAAAAGCTAGAAAGAGAAAATAGAATGTAACGGAGGGCAGACGAAATGAAAGTCATTTACGGAAAAGAACAGACCCGCTATGACCTGACCCCAGCCGTTACCGAGCTTTCCTGGTCCTCGGCCAGAGGACAAATCGCCCAAAATTGTGATGTGAGAATCAAGGAAGGCCCGCCGTTGCAATCGGCGGGTTTTTTGATGCTCTTTACGGGTGCAGAGCTCAAGGAATCCCAGCAGCTTTTCCATGGTCCACTCGTTCGTTTTGACCGAGACGATCGAACAGGCGATCTATCGGCCACAGCATACGAACTTGGCTGGTATTTGCAAAAAAACGAAATCTCCAGACTCAAGCTGGATGGAGATGCAGGGACAGAGCTTGCACGAATCATCAAGTCGGCAGGTATCCATTTTAGCTGCCCGGCGTTCGGCTTTACGGTGAAGGAGAGAATCTCGTCCCAATCATACACGTCTCTCTTTACTTCGCTAACCGAGCAAGCGTACGAAAAGACAGGCATCCGCTATTTCGTGCAATACCAGCGAGACAAACTGACGGTACTCCCCGAGGGGAAAAACAGCATCATCCCGATGTTCAAGGCGAGCTTGCTCACAAGCAGCTCGACGGGAGAGAGTATCGAGGATGTATACACCGTTGTGACAGTGGAGCGTTACCGGGATGATCGGGTCGTGAGCAGTGCAACGAAATCAAATGATAGCCTGGTCAAACAAATAGGACGCATGCAAAAAGTCATCGATGCAGGAGAGGACAAAAACGTGGCCGGATTGGCAGCCAAGCAACTCGCGGAGTTGTCCAAAATCCCCAAGACAAGGTCCATTTCGGTTAGGCACGAGGATGAAAATGCAGCAAGGCTGCGTGCGGGCTGGCTCATCAAGATTATGGAAAAAGACAATAAAACTATTACAGATTGGATCGTCACTAGCTGCCAAGCGCGTTGGCAGGGCGGTCAATACACAATGGATCTCCAATTGGAAAGGAGGACGTAAGAGATGCATTCGGTTATCGCAAAACTGCGAGGGCACGCACAGGACGGCATCGAGAATACGCAAGGGGAATTCGGCAAACTTTTGTCGTTCTCGCCCTTGTCTGTAAAGCTCGACGAGGACCCGACACCCTTGGAGCCGTATGAGCTGTCGGCATTGCGTTCTGCCCAATTAAAGCCAGAAGATGTGGGCAAAAAAGTAGCCCTGTTGCGATGCACCAACGAGCAATACCTCCTGCTTGGGGTGGTGGAATGATGTTTCCGCAGTTGCAAGGGAGAGAAGAGATATTGGCGCAAGGAACCGAACTGCCGATTCCGTGGACATATCGGTTCGATTGGGAAACGAAGCAGTTGAGGCAGGGACCAGACGGCAGATATTTGCGCACCAAGACATACGTGGAGTACTTGGAGGAGACGGTGAAAAAGATCCTCCATACACGGCGGTTTCGCTATGCGATCTATTCGGAGCGGTATGGTGTGGATTTTTTGTCTGGCAAAGGGCGAATGCGGTCTGCGCTGTCCTTGTCTGTGATTAAGGCACAGGTGCAAGAAGCGTTGGAGGCGCACAGTGAGATTGAGCATGCGGAGGTACTCGATATCCGCTTTGAGGGAAATCGGGTTATTTTGCATGTGGAGATTACCGGGATGCGTGGTTCGACGAGAATGGAGGTGGATGCATGGCAACGATAAGACCGCCAAAACCGGAAATGCCTTTGCTAAGGGAGACACCGGATCAGATTTATCAACGGATTGTCAATCGTGCTACTGCTTATGCACAGGCAAAGGGGGAAGCGCCACCTGCAACAGACGAAGGGGAAATCTTCTATGACCTATGGTATCCTCTGGCAGAGGAAATTTCAGAGCAACAGCAGATCAAAGAATATGGATTTCTTCAAGCGTTTGTAGTGTGGGCAGATGGCGACTTTCTGATTGCACATGGTTACGAAGAAGGAGTCGATATAAAAGAGGGGGAAGACGAGGAATCCTATAGACAACGTATTTTGGAAAAGAAAAGAACGGAGGAAGGAAACGGTCGATGCAAAGACTATGAGTCGTGGGCCCTTGAAATTGAAGGTGTGGGTGGTGCAATCGCAATTGAAAAAGAACGAAACGATGTTTCAATTGATATTTATCTCACTGATCTAGCAGGCCAACCAGTAACGCAGGACTTTGCAGATAGCGTAACTGGATTGCTTTGGGATGATAAGCGAATGGCAGGGCACGACTTAAAGTCCCATCCGGCTCCTATTTTTGCTGTCAAAGTCTCTGTAAAATTATTAATGCTTGATGATTCTAAGCGCATAGCAGCCATTGATCTTATTTCAAATCGCATTAAAAACTATCTTAAAGGACGTAACTCGATTGTGTATCAACAAATCGGTTCGTTCTTTTTTGTTGATGGGGTAAGTGACTTCACGAATTACACATTAAATGGCGGAACAACAAATATTATTAAACCTACTAATGCAGTGGCAAGTCTCTCTTTGGTGGTGACGTAAATGATACCAATTCGGTATAGAGAGAAGCTGCCAATTTATTGGTATGAAAACAAAGAAGCAGAAACTCATTTCGAGGCAATGGGCGGGGAAATAGATTATTTGTGCGAGGAAATTCATGAATGGTCGGCACAGTTTCTACTTCCATATGCAACCTGGGGACTGGATACCTGGGATTGGATTTATTTTGGAGACATCCGTACAGGGACATACGAGGAGCGACGAGCTGCAATTCGTATGAAAAACTTGAGCAAGGCGAGGTTCACGTTACGAGTATTGCGAGAGTTGGGGAAAGAGGCTGGTAATCTATCTAGCATTGATGAGGACTTCTTAAAAAAAGAAGTCTTGTTCCGGTTTTACAATACTAAGCAAGTATTCATCAACCAGTTACGTGAAGACTTCGAGCAGCTTCGTCCAGTTCATGTAAACAGAGCAGTATTTTCTGTTTTTGATCAGATACCCTTAAATCTCAGACGCAGTTTACCACTTCGTATATTGTCACGTGCGAAGTTTCCTGGTCCTTTTGTTTTCCCACTAGACGGAACTGTTCCTCTTGATGGCACATGGTCTCTTTCTGGAAGAGAAATTTATCACCGTAACCGACAGTATTTCGTTATCAAGCGACAAGTAAGACAAGTGGTTACAACAGATTGGGGAGAAAATGAGCTTTACCCGATTAAACGACTACCGATTGATAGTTCTTGGGCAATCCAAGGCATTGTCGGAGCACCACTTACGATTGAGGAGACCTCTACAGGTGGTCACAGCAAATCACGCATACAAATACGCCGTAAAGATGGCATTTGCACAAAAAGGATGGTGATAGTTTAGATGGCTCAAATAACAACACTACACGCAAGAAATAGTTATGCGAAAGCACTTGGCGGCGACGGAGTATTCCCGAGAGTGATTAGTTTAGCATTTGGTGATGGTGGACATGATCCGTCCAATGTTAGCAAAGACAAGCCAATTTCCACAACGCAGTCCGACCTATTTCGTCGAGTAGTCACACTGCCAATAGAGGGGAAGTCATATCCTGCTGACGGGGTTGTTCGGTTCTCAGTAAAACTGATTCGTGACAAAATTCCGGGGAATGCATTCAGTGAGGCTGCGATTGTAGATGATCAAGGGAATGCGCTAGCTATACAGACGTTTGGTTTAAAAACAATCAGTCCCAACGAAGAATTCTATTATGACTGGGAGGAGTTGATCTGATGTCATATCAAGGGGATAAAATGAAACTTACAGGGCGGATTGAGCTTGTAAGCGAGGATATTTCGCACCCGACAATGGCGACTCCTCAACTTTTCAATGATTTCTTGAGAAAGATTGCTAATACGGAGCAGGCTATCCTAGACGAATTTAGTAGTACAGCTCAGCAGACTAACACATTAAAACATGGACTTCAAGTATTGACGACTGACCGTGCCACTCCGGTGAATGTTTTAAACATAAAAGGGAGAACGCTTGTTAACTTACTCGGTAATGATGGGAATTGTGAAGATATCTCAGCATGGACAAAAACGTCTGTATCTATCATGCTTTCTTTAGACACCGCGAACAAGCTCTACGGAACTAGTGGCATAAAGTATGTTATTACTGACTACGGTAGCAAGTCTACGGGTGGATTTTACAGCCGTGACTTGCTAGAACGAGTGAACAAAACTAAGTACCATCTTGCAATGGTTGACACTAAGACTGGTACAGCAGACAGAACTTTTATTAAGGCTTCATTCAGAGTCGATGGCTCTGTCTACAAGGACGGTAATCATATTCTTGACCAGTACAATTTCCAACCAACCTATGTGAAAATAGCGCCTACAGACCTTGTAACTGCTGATGCACTTAGGGTATGGGGCATCGTTACAGCAGATGATAACGAGACAGCGTACTTTGACGGTTTCCGTATCTTTGAAATCGACAAAAGTATATATGACAAAATAGATATAGACCCCGAGTATACAGGCAAAAAGCTTGCCGAGAAATTTCCATATGTTGACTCCGTGCAGCACTTACAAAACCCAGTAATCAAGAAGCATGGCAAAAACCTGTTGCCTCCGTTCACGGAATGGACCATGAACGCTAATGCGAAAGTGGTTGAGCCGTATAAGTTGCAATTAGATGCAACAACAAACTTTCAAGGTGCCTATGTGGATATACCTGCCCTGCCCGATACTATCTATACTTTCAGTGATAACTTTACAGGGTACGTCTCCTCAACAGTTCGTCCTTACCATAGTTTGTGGTTTTTCGATAAGAATGGAACTAGATTACTCCAGTACGACTCGCAACCTACAGGAACCAGCGAAATTATAACGATCACGTCTCCAGCCAACTCAGTTTATATACGGGTTCATTGTACTAACTATGGAGTAGGTACATTCACATTCACCAACCCGCAACTTGAACTAGGGTCGATCGCTAGACCATTCGAACCACAAAATGACGAATACCTGTACTTGCAAACAAAGCTTGCTTCGAACGTTGCTGGAACGGTGTATGACTCCTTATTCGAGCGATCCGGGCAGTTGTTTCAGATGCATCGGTTTAAGAAAGATATGGCGTTGGATGGTAATTTACCGTGGCAAGTTAGTGCAGACGGAACAGGCTACAAAGAAATCAGGTTAAATAACTTCTTTCTAGGAAGAGATATCGGGGAAAGAGCAGTAAAATATGACGGAAAGGTTCTAATGACGCAAGATATCGGTATTTTTCCGAGTGCTGATTGCATTAACCTTGGCATTGAAGCTGGTAATACAAATGCAGCACTTTGGCTTTCAATCTCCGACACCGAGTCAGGTTGGGGTGAAACTTATACGAGCGTCACTCAACAAGAAATTCAAGCTCTTATGAACGGCTGGAAAGCCAAAACGGTAGACGGGAACGGAAAGCCTACAGCTTGGAAGTCAATCCTTGATAATGCTGATGCACCAACCCAAACACTGGCTTACGTTTCAGCCAACAAAGCACCAAACTGGAAGGGATGGGCAACGCTCACCTACCAACTTGCAGAATCTGTTGAGGAGCCGATCATAGCAGAAGGCAGTTTATCATTCCACGAAGGACAGAACTTGGTGGAACTGGCTGAGGGTGTGATTGTTAGAGAAAGAGCAAATCCTATTGTTCGAAATGAGCTGGATTATGCTCAGATAAACACAGGATCTAGTTCTGGCTCTGTTTCAAATAATCTTAAAAATCGTACGAACAAGATATTGTTTATATACAAAAACGGTAAGGTCGACAATCAATGGACCCTCTACTCAAACTACTTAGGATCATCAACAGCAAATGGAGGAGCAAATGCAACGATACAATATGCCCACTACGATCCAACCGCAGTATACGAAGTAACCTATGTTAACTTGGACAAGCACCTATTCACAGGCACGGCCCTAGAAGCATCTATCCAATACGCGACCAGTGACAAGTCAGTTTTGAATGAAGTTGTGCAGCAAGTATCAGACAATAAAACTCGGCTGTCTGTTGTTGAAACGACATATGCCCGCAAACAGCAGGGGCAATGGATTGCTCCAGTATTGTTGAATGGCTGGGTTAATTATGGCGTTGGCTATTCAAGTGCTGGTTACTTCAAGGATGACTTTGGGATCGTTCATCTAAGCGGAATGATAAAGGGCGGTACTGTAGGAGGGACTGTGCCAGCGTTTAAACTACCAGCAGGGTATCGTCCCAATGTTAGTCATTACTTCTCAGCATCGAGTTATAACGGAAGTATCGTCTTTTCTAGTATTGAAGTCGGTAGTAACGGATATATTGTTGTTTCTACGGGTGGTAATTCTTGGTTGTCATTGGACGGAATTACATTCCGTGCAGAACAATAGGGAGGTAACTCATGCTAATACAAGTAAATAAAATCAGTCAAGACGGGGTCTTTCTAGAGCCCGTCCTTTTTGATGCTGAACAAGTAAGGCAGCACGATTCTCGTCAAATTTCCTTAGGAGACAATATCATTACTGCACAAATCCCTGAAGGCTTTTTCCAACCCAAATGGAACGGTGACCAGTGGGTGGAAGGTCTAACACAACAGGAGATTGATACAATCAAAAGCAAGCTGGTCCCGCCGACAGAACTTGAAATTATCGGGCAGCAGATGGTAGAGAAGGAACTGCATTTCATGCGATTGCAGACTGACAATGAGGTACTCGGACAGCAGTTGGCGAAGAAGGATTTAGAAATTATTCAATTGCAAGATGACAATCACGTTCTAGGCCAATCCATCACTGGTCTTGAACAAAGACTATCTCAAGGAGGACTGTAGAATGACAGACTTTCAAAAATGGAAATATTACTATGATCGCGGGTGGGCAAATGCTGCTCAGCTCAAACAGGTTGTTTCATTCAACAAGATTACTGCAGAAGAGTTTAAGACAATCACAGGTCAATCGTATACGCGCTAAGCGTGCAATAGAGTTTTTATTGTAACCAAATAAAAATGATAGCCTCGTTCCTAGCGAGGCTATCGCTATTTCACAACCAACTAAAGGAGGAGACACACC